CAAAATAATTTTCTATCTGGTGGTAAAGGATCAGTACCCTGCTTATCTTTATAATTAGCATCTGACTGATGTTTCTGTGAAATATAAAGTCTATAATCAGCACCCCATCTAGTTGCAACTGTTTTACACTCATCAAGGTTGGCAAGATGACCTTTAGTAGGTGGTTGGAACCTACCAAATGATACCACACATTTCTTACCTGGATAACCCTTGTATTGATTATATACCAGAGATGTAATTCTTTCATCTAGAGGTTTTTTCGGTCTAGGAGGAGCTGCCATGAAATTATTTTTAGAGAACTCAAGACGGTTAACTAACTTAACCATGTTACCATCTCTATGTAAGACATACCCTTCTGGATTAGTAACCACATACTGATTATCTTTCAAAACAAAAGTACGAAACTTCTCAAGAGGATCTAACTTCTCAACGATCTGCAATTTTAAATCTTGAATCAACCTATAAAGGTTTATCATTGACTTAAATTTAACAGTATTCTCCATCAAATATTCTAAACTAGATTTAACTATTGCTAACTTTGCAGAAACAGTTTTTGTTTGCTTACCTTTTATAACCAGTTTCTCCATAGAGAGATAATAAAAATTAAGCAAACCCTGCATAGTATCATCAACGTTTGTAGTCACCTTATCATGTGATATCTCATGATTAAAATACTTCTTAACGTATGGTGCAATATTAAACTTGTCATCACCTGTTGGATTACCTTTTCCACCACCAGATAACACAAGTTCATCTAAAAAATCACCACACTTTTTACATTCTGCACCAATTTTAGCAACAGTCTGATCAAATTCTCTCTCTTCTTGTGGTGATAAACCAACGTTATGCATTGGAGTATCATTATCAATGTTAACTACATCTTTATGCTGACCTATTTTCTCCCCAATGCCTGGTCTTGCTACCATTGTAGGAAGATCATCACCCTTATAATGAGTATGAAATACTATTCCCATCTGGGATCCATTTATTTTCTTACCAATCTCATGATCTGTGGGAATAGCATATGCAAGTGTATTTGGTTTAAACACATGCATATCATGACCATGCATTCTTTCTGTTTTTAAGTCAGATTTAGTGTACAAAAGGTCACCTTGCAAGACACCTGTAATCCCTAACTTGGGAAGGTATTTCAAACATATCTTTAATTTCTCTGCTAGGTCTGGTATATTACCATAGTATTCATCTACTGCACCTTCAGACACTGCAGCCTTTGGAAAGTCTTTATTGAATACAGATTTTGTACCAACAAAAAATAATTTAGTAATAGGATCCAAACCACATACTACAGCAGGTTTACCATCCCATTTGGTTTGTATGTATGATGTTCCTTTACAACCTAACATTTGTCGAAGTTCTTTAAGATCACCAACAATCCTCTCACAACCCTTAACTCCATAGTTAAGCATCTCATCTTCAAGATGTTCTAAATGTTTTAGCTTTTCTATGTTTGCCATTAGTATATCTTAACGAATAGAGATGACTTATCTAGTTGTGAACTAGCATACAAATAAAGAGATTGTACTATTTGATCTGCATGATTAGGGTTATCTCTCAATGCTTTCAAGAAACGTAATCCATTTAACTTACTATACCTCCACTCCTGCTCCTTTTGAGAAACTTCAAAAGTATACTTATCTCTGTCCTTGGAAATATCTTTTCCCTTTTGAATATTCTTTGCCTTAAAATCCTCTAAACCATCAACAATATCTTTTGTAATCTCATTAGCTTTTGAATGTGTTTTACCACATGTAGTATAAAAAGGTTGATTGTTCCATGGAAAAGCATTTGTTTTTCCTGTTATATCATTAACTATGTTAGCAACTTGCTCACCACCAACACGACCATGTGCTGCTGTTGCTCCCTTAAGTTCTATCTGCCATGATGCTTTCTTACCACCAAAGTTTCTACACTGAAATTTATCAAATTTAGCAGATCCATAATACAAATAAAAGTCAATAGGATTTGCTCCTCTATTCTCAAAGAATAAATCATATCCACCTTGTCTATTGTCATCCAAAAACTTCATAGGTTTAGCAGCATCCTTCCTCTCTTGTGGTGTTCCAGCATTGAGTATAGAAAATTTAGCAGTAGCACCAAGTTTCTTTAAAGAAATACCAACCAATGTTGCATCTGTTATATTATTTGTTGTAATCTTACCAGCAAGTTGGAGAATATAATTATTCACATCATCAATCTTTGGCTTGTCATCAAGTTCAGATTTAAAACCATCAACTGACATCCACACATCAGCAGGATTCCACTTATCTTCTGTAACACCACCCAGTTCACTCTTTACCCTACCATATGCTTTCGATAAACTATTTGCATCAGTCTTTTTACCATCAATTTCCTTACCACGATAGAATATAACCTTACTAGTGCCCTTCATCTTCACACGTTCAGCAAGTAAATTTGCTCCCATACAATGAGATACATGCCAAAGCATGTCTGGAGTCCCTATCCTATCTTTACTCTTATCAAGTTTACAATATTTGAATGCTTCCTCCCAATCAGATTCACTAATACCTATTTCAGAATCCAAAGCATTCCCATAAACATTGTAACGTAATGAAGCATACACAGCAAAAGTACATTCATTGATAGCAGTTTGTGCTGCACCACCACCTGAACCACCACTCTTTGTTGGTTTTACATATATACGATATATTTTTGTAATTGCACCTACTGTAACAGGAACATCAATTACCCTTTCTTTCACCTCTGGTCTGTAATTGCCAAGAGTTTTTGTCTGCACTTTATCTAGTAAAGCTGCCTCAATATTTTTAACTGCTTTATCTCTATCTGATTCTGGTACTTCTACCTTCAAACCAAGAACTATAGTCTTCCTATTTACTTGTCCTTCTCTAGGATCTACTAGTTTATTAACACTAAAAGATAAGTAATTATAACCTTCACCAATAAGAGCATCAGTTACATCGACAGCTCTTTTAACCCAATTACCAGTTAATATACCCCACGGTTTTTGTTTCTTGGCCATCAAACAAAATAATACTTTGTATTATTTAGTTAGAATCTCTAAACTCTTTGATTTTTTCATACAATGGAGCAACTAATGGTTCACCTGTATTCTTCCGTGACTTCCATAGTTGTGTTATGATAATATCTAATTCTTTCTCATCAATCGGAAGATTCATTTAGTGCCTCCATCTTAAGGAACTGTTCATTCAAATTATAGAACAATTTATAATTGGTAGTAGTAACATAGTATCCTACTATGTCATTACCATCACATTGATAACCATAAGATTTCAATGGTTCATTTACTCCATCAATTCGGAAGCACTTACCACCTTTCTCTAGATAACTATGAAATTTTTCATCAAGATTAATCATCTGTCTCCTACTTGTCTGCACTCACTAAAGTGTATATTAAACTCTCCACCAGGATAACGTTTCTCTAATTTCTTAACATTAGTTTCAACTACCTCATCGAAATCTACTTCTAATGCCATACATGCTTGTGCTACGTACCACATAACGTCACCCAACTCAATAATAAGATGTTCTCTATTGTCGTCGTTCCAAGGCTTACCTTGGAATACCATCTTCTTAACGATCTCAAGGAACTCACCAGATTCAGCAGCAAGGCCAACACCAGCAGTGAGAAGACGTTCAATATTGGCACCCTCACGATCCAACTCGCCAATACGATCAGCGAAGTCAACAAAGTTAGTTGAAGCTTCTGAAGTAACTGCTGAAACAAACTCTTCATACTTCTTGAAATTTACTGTCATGTTATATTACAAATGATGTGAATTTAGATTTACTTTTAACAACTGGTTCTATTGATTCAAACTCTTCTTTAACTTCATCAGTTACTTCGGAGTCTTCAACATTATACAGCTTCATCTTTGCTCTGTCAATACCTACTGTAAATCGTTTAAAGTATGTAGGATCATTATATCTATTCTTCAATTGTTTAACCATAATTCTACCAGATTGTTCTAATTCCTCATTACTTACCAAAGCAAACATAAAATCAGCAGTAGCAGGAAGTCCAAACGATTCAGATGT